GGTTGTACGCCAACTAACTCGTTAGCAATAACGGTTGGCATAACACGACGAATCACTGGAAGAATAACACGGTTAAGTGTTGCGACGTTACCGGCGGAAGTTGCACCAGCTGTGGCACTTTCTGCGAGATACTTGCGAGTATTCTCAAGTGTTACAGCCATGACGGATTTACGGGTGCCTTGGAGGCCTTCCAGTAGTGCCTCTTTAGTTTCCTGCCAGCGGCTTTCTAGTAGTTCTGACATTTTAAGTTTCTCCTTACTTTAATCCTGCTAAACGGCGGATGTCGACAATATTATTACTGTCTTGTGTTACTGCCGTAGCACTACTATGTTTAATTTCTTTATTGCCTGTAATCTCTTTTGCCTCTGTTAGTGCCTTCCGCTTTTCTGGAGTTTCACCCTTGATAACCGCAGGTAGATACTTGTCAAAACTACTTCTTAGTTTTGCAGTTTGTATGCCTTCCAGAAGTTCACTCATAATTTCCTTTTGATCCTTACCTAGAGGACCTAAAAGTTCATTCATGATTTCTTTTCTAGCAACTTGATCTTGTAGGCGAGCTAATTCAGCATTCTTGCCTTCAACAATCTTAGTTACTTCAATTGCTTTTGCCTTAGCATCTGCAACTTCTTTTTCTTTTTGCTCAACTACTTTTAATAGTTTAGCAACATCAGATTTCTCACTTAGCAAACTGTGTTGATATTCATTTGCAAAAGCTTCGAAAATTCTACGTCCAAAATCATTCTTACGAGCCTGATTAATGTCTTCTTTTAGTTGTTTCATCTCTTTGTTTAGAGACTGTGTAACTACAGCTTCCACTAAATCAGAACTACGCTTGATAAATTTAGATTTTAACTGATCAAATTGAGTTTTAGCTTCTTTGATCAATCTGACCTTTGTTTCAGCTAGGTCTTGCTTGTCTGCATGGAATTCAGAAATTTCCTTAGCTAGAGATTCAATAACGAAATCCTCTAACTTGCGGAAGTTATCAACCATATTCTTTTGATCTTCGTGAACTTCACGAATTTCTTTAGACAAAGCTTCAATCATAAAGTTTTGTAACTTGCTGCTATGCTCGCGAATAGCAACATGATACTTGGCTTTAGCTTCAGCTAGACTCTTACGGTCTTCTTGGAATTCAGCTAGTTCAACACTTAGTTTATCAGTAAGCATTGAATCAAGTGCTTCTACCATTACTGACTTATCGTGCTCATAGCGTTGTGCGAACTCTTCGCGAAGTTCTTGCATGACTTCTTGTTTGTTCTCATCAATTCTACGTTGCCAAGCTTCTTCGATGCTGGTTCTAACTTCCTCGGAAATCACGTTGTTCTCAAATAATGATTTTAATGCATCTAACATTAGTGATCTCCCCTTTATTTCAATCCATTAATGATATTCATTATAGATTCTTTTAGATACTTTTGTGCCTTAGGATCTTGCCTTACTTCTTGAGCAACATTGATTGCTCTATAACCACCTCTAGAATTCATGAGATGTTCGTAAATTGGTGTTGGGTATGCACCAGGTGCAGATGGTTGGGCAACAACGTCTACAGTGATTATTTCATAATCACTAACTTGGCCCGAACCATCGCCTGCTACATTTCCAGAGCCCCTGGAAGATACACCCAATTTCACTCCACTTTCTAACATAGTGCGAACTAAATTACCCATTGGAGTGGGGATGATCTTTAATTTGCCATAACCATTAGGACCGTCCATCCACATTTGTTCTACTAATATAGCAGCCCGGTCTAGGTTAATTTTTAGATCCTCTGGATGATCTACTTCTCCAAGAACAGAATAGCCGCCTGCAATTTGATCATTCAAAGTTTTGACAGCCTTTGCAATCTCTGTAACAGGATATACCCGCTGGTTAGCATTGCGGATTCCACCTTGGATGCAAATACCTTTCATGTATAGATTTTTCTGACCCGACGGGGATTCAACGTTTTCTAAAACGATCCCCGCATGGTCAAAAGAAAGGTTTTCTCTTAAAAATTGCATATTACTTGGCACGACCTGGAGCACCATTTAATGGGCTTCCAGCACCTTTATCGGCATGTTCACCAGAACCTTTTTTCTCAGCTCCGTGACCTGGTTCTTTATGTGTAAATGCGGTTTTACCAGCATTACCACCAGGTACATTAACATTACCAGTATTCATATCTTGTGGCTTACCTTTAAGAACGCCATTGCCCTTAATTGTGCCGCCTGCTCCTACTGAACCAGCATCTGCACCGTTACGACCACTTAAAATGTTAGCGTTTGTACCACCCATGTCGTTTTTCATGTTGTCAATAATTGACTTAGTATTATCTGCACCTTCTTTATTTGAAGGAGCTGCAACTTTGTCAACATATTCACGCATCAAATCGCCGGGTGTTTTAAACTTTTTTGATTCAGTGCGACTCTCTTCTTCTTCATCGCTAGCTTCAAAAGACATCATTTCATCTTCTGGTTTGCCGGGCATCTCAACATCATTAACAAAGTCATCACCTTTGTCGCCGCCCATAGCGTCCATATCACCCATAGCGTCCATATCACCCATATCATCGCCGCCAATTTTAGCGTCGAGAGCGGCAAACATGTCCTTAATGTCCTGTAGATCATCCTTGACATCTAATACCATAGATGCTACGTCGTCGTCTGCTGGCTCTTCTTCTCCGCCAGCATCGTCGCCTTCTTCATCATCGCCGCCAAAATCAGGAGCATCTCCTTCTTCATCGTCGGCTTCCATATTAAACATTTCTTCTACAGATTCTTCTTCCTCTGCAGTTGCTTCGTCTGTAGACTCTTCTTCATTATCGTCGTTAGCTTCTAGTGCAAGCTCATCGTCGAGAATGTTTTCGTAAATTTCACGTGATTTTTCAACCACGATTTCGTGAAAAAGCTCTTCTGCTTTAGCTTTCTCGTCATTAATTAAATATTCGAGCATTTGCTCAAACTTTGAACGATCACCCATATCTTTTCTCCTAATTGAAAGGCTGTCAATCTATTTAATAGTAGTAGAAAAAAATGGTGTCTAATCGGCTAAAATAAGCAGATTTTATACTTTATCTTGTTGAAGTAACTCATTGAATTGTATATAGGTCATATGAGTTAAATTTTTATAACGTTCAAGTTCCTTTGGTACTAGAGTTATACCTTGCTGGTACAATCTTACAAACTTAACTTTGCCGTTTTCTCTAATCACTTGTTCAGTTTGCTTTAGCCAGTTACCGTAATAGGTAGCAGTATCTGATGATTTTTTATAATTTTTTGAATCTGAATACACATTGTTAAATCTATTTTTAATACCAGTGTAATCAAAACCCATAATATATATTGTTCTAAAATTTAATTTGCAGGCAAAATCTAATGCAGTAGGTCCAGAACTCCATCCCCTACTAGGCACAATTATATTAATTTGTTTAAATTTATTTTGATTTCTTTGTGATGTCCACACTTGATTTTCTTTATAATAGCCAGATTCGACTATTTCAGATAGCATAGGAGCATCAACTGCTATTAAGAAATCAGGTTTAAATTCCCTGTATAGTGCATTACAACCAAATATTTTACCCTTGCCAATTAACTTATTAGGGTCTACATTTAGTCTGCTTCTACCATTACCTAGTACAAATGCTGTGCTCATGCTTCCGGTGCAGGTGTACTATACATCCTTGAAATAAATTCTAATTCAGCTTCTTGTTCAGCTAGATGCTTATCGCTTGTTCTGCGTAATTCATTGATTTGTTTTAGAGTTAATTTGGTTTTTCTAGTGTCATCATAGGTAAGAACACTAGTATCATTTTCTGGATAGTACAGATCATCTTCTTCCATTTCACCCTTAGTTTTATTGATATAGAACATTTCTCTAAGTATCATATTACTTTCCTTATAATGGAGGTTGTATGTTTGATGCTATAGGAGAACCAGGTGCGGCAGCAGCATCTTCTCCGCCGGGCATATTTTCAGCTGGTACTTCTGCTTCTGGTGCATTGATAGCTGCTGTATCGTCTGCTATGCCCGCACCAGTTACCCCAACACCTCGTAATTCAGATTGACTGTCAGTGCTAATCTTACTACCTTCATTGTTTTCTGCTTTCCATAGATTTTCGTTTTCTGCCAATTCTTCATCACTAAGGCCTAAGAATCGTTTCATAGCAAAGCGTTTACTTACAAATGGTAATGCTACCATCTGTGTAAATGTTGCTATTCTAGCAGTATCCATTTCTGCTTGACGATAACTTGCAAAGTTCTGTGGTGCTTGGAATTTCAATTGAAACATGCTAAAATCTAATTGTACACCTTTGTTTTTAATGTACAATTTAAATTCTTCATCAAAAATTGGTTGTAGTAGACTTTGCAATCTCATACAATAATTGTTGAATCTAAGTTCCTGAATATAAGCAGTACCAACACGACCGTCATTCATTTGAGCTTGACTATCTTCTGGTCCGGTTGGCAAGTAACTGCTAGGTATACGGAGGGCTCGCATTAATTTGTTAGTAAAATAACGCAGATCGTCAATTTCACCTAAGTTAGTTCCTCCAGGTAGTGTTTCAACTTTACTACCCCTTCCTTCTGCTGTTTGTGGGAAAAAGTAATCTTCATTTATTGACAGCGGATTATAAGCACTATCAATGACACTTTGACCACCACCTGTAGAACTTGGAATACGTCTTTGATGTATTTCATTCTTTACACGCTCAACAAATCCCATTGCTAAGTGAGCAGGCATGTTACCTACGTCAATATAAAATACACGACGTTCTGGTGCTCGCTGTACACGATAGATAATAATTGCGTCTTCAAGCAATTCTTTTTGTTTATAGACTTTAAACACTGATTCAAGTAGGCTATTACCAAATGGATAGTTGTTATCTAAACCTTCACTTAGGCTTAGATGCACAACATGGTTAGCATCTATAGCATACTCATTTTGCTCTTTGCTAAATCTTGTACCTGCTTGCTGTGGATAAGCACCAGTCATACCTCTAGCTCCTGCACCACCTGTTACATAAGCAGTACCACCTGGTTGTGTATTTTGTGTATTAGGGTTAATCTGAGTTGTTACAAGATTTACAAAGTTAACATTTAAATCACGTATAACATACTGTTCAGGTTCCTTGCCTTCACTTTCATTTACAATAATTTTTGTAACTTTACCAGGATCAACATAAAACCATTTCTGTGTTTCTGGATCTCTTATAAAAAACGTATCACCATATTTGTACGTATTTCTTGCTATACGGAATATTCTTGTTTCAAACTCTTGTAATTTATGCCATTGTTGTAGCATTTCTCGCAGAACCATTATTTCTGTATTAGTAGCTTGAGATTTAAAATCTAAACTGAAATGTACATTAGTTTCTTTGTTTTTCTGTGTTGAAAACTCAGCAAGAATATCTAGAGCAGAATTAACTTCACTGTCCATGTCCATAGTATCATATTGCAAATAACGTTCAATACGATTAGGAGTACCAGTATAAATGTCTGGTAAGAATGAACTATAGTTTCTTCTAGCAGGGCCGGCATTACTGCCATTACCAAGCGGACTGATTGTGCCAGACTGATTACTGGCTTTCACTGGAGTGAAATATTTTTTCCAACTCATTATACTGCCCTAAATAGGTCTCCGCTGTAAGATTGAACTGCACTTAATTGATTGTCGGCAATTTTGTTATTTTGGCTTTGTAACTCAATTAATGCAGCAAGTTTATTATTTAATTCATTCATGGACTCTGATAATTTATTGTCGGTTCCTTGAATGCCTTTATCTGTATCAACACCTGCTTTGTTTTGAGTTTCTGCAAAAATTTTTGGAATATTAGCTAGTGTTTCTTTTATTGAGGTATCAATTGTTTTTTTAGCTTCAGCGTCCTGTGCTAAAGATTTAGCAAAATTTTCAGTCATAGTTGAAAATTTTGCATCTTCTTCTTCAAATTTACTAAGGTCTGTTTTTGGAAACATTGACTTAACTTCTTTATCAAAGTCTGAACTTATTTGTGTAATGTTAACTCCAAACCCTTCAAGTTTAGTTTTAAGATTTCCAAGCATGACATACATGCTATCTTCTGCTTTTTTAGATTCTGCACTTTGGTCAACATAGGTTCTACCGTCATCGGGGCCTCTAAGAAAGGCTAGGCTCTTAAGCTGACCTTCTAGTACCATGTATTGTTGAATTAGACTATTTGTAGTATCTTCCAATTTAGGCAAGCCAAGATCTACATTTTTCTGGAGACTTATATCTCCTATCTTTTTTCCTTCTAGTTCTTTTTTGTTAATAATAAATTCATCACCGTGAAGTTTAGCAAAGTAGCCGGTATCTGGACCACTAAATTCCCCGCCTGTCATTCCTTTTGGAACGTTTGCAAGATCTTCCTCTAACTGCTTGATAGCTGCGTTATAGAACTTATTTTTTGTATGAAGAATTCTTCGCTCGCCTGGCCTTAAATCCTCGTCCTTTAATTTTTCATTATTGGCAGATACCATCTGTTGTAATTCTTCTTTTGTATAATTTGTTTGAATTTTGCCGTCATCACCCCTGTAAATATATTTTGGTCCTGTATTAGGCGTCTGAGCCCCCGAAGGTGTACCGCCTGCTGCTGTAGGTGTAGTACCAGCTTCTTGTTTGGCACGTTCTTCTCTAGATTTTTGAATACTTTCTTCTAATTCTTTACCTTTATCTCTAAGGCCAGGTACATATTTCATCATACCTGCAATCCATAATTGTATTTCTTCTACAAAGGTTATAAAAATATTTTTGACACCATTAATACCTTTTGTTACAAGACTGGTTAACACATTCCATCCCGATTTTATACCATCCCATAACATTTCTAAAACGTCTTGCAGGCCTTCACCGATGATACCGCCACCTATAGCACCAAACCAGGATCCTACAATACCGCCTATTTGAGCTCCTATTGCTGTACCTAATGGACCAAAGAAACTGCCAACCACGCCACCAATTAATCCTCCAAGACTAGCACCTGCAAACCATCCCACAACTGCACCTGTTATGGCTCCCCATAGAGATTTTAGTGTGGCTTTAATACCATCCCAGATTAATCCAGGCATTTTTTTAAGTCCGTCTAAGGCAATACTACCAAACAAACCCATTACACTAGAAAATGAATCTTTTAAAAACTTTATAACTGTAGGACTATACTCGTCCCAAAATTCAATTACAGTTTCTTTTAAACTCTGCCAAAGTGGGCTCATTATGGTGCCAAATGCAGATTTTATCCCGCCCCAAATGCCACCTTCGTTGAATCCTTGTTTAAAACTAGCAACAACCTTATCCCAAAAATCTTTTAACTTTTGAATATAAGGTACCATACTCTGCAAACCTTTGATGATTGTATCCTTGATTTGCAGCATTTTGTTTTCTGCACGTTCTCCCTGTTCTTTTTTATCACTTATTCCAAATACACGTTTAAACTCATCTATTATACTTCTAATAGTTGTTGTAAGCTCTGGTGTACCGGTGCGAAGCATTGACACAAAGCCTTGAAGATATTCAGTAGCTATTTCAAAAATGCCTGTACCGCTTAGGAAGCCAAAAATTGCATTTTTAATTTCAGTCATTGCATCTTTAAATGCTGCAAGTGCTTTATCACCATCTTGCATGGCTTTTTGCTGATCAGCACTAACCTTTGTGGCATTTTTAAATTGTCCTGCCATACCAGCAACAGCAGAACGAATTTCTTCAAACTTATTGCCCATCGCAGCAATCTGGGCTGGCCCTGCACCACTGGCTTTTAGTGCTGCCATTTGTTTTTCTGCATCTTTATCTAGATCTGCTAAAACCTGCTCAGCACTCATCTGTCCTGACATCAATGCCTGTGAATTTTTTACTAGACTAGGAGCATATTCTGCTAGAGCCATACCAGCTTCAGTAATAGGATTGCCATCAAACTTAACAATATCTCTTAGAGCATCTCCCATAGCAGGCCCAGCTTTTTCAAATGCTGCTATAAGTTTTTTAAGTTCACCTTGAGCTTGTGGTTGTAATGACAACAGTTTAGCATTAAGGCTTAGATCAGTTCGTTGTTGATCTAGAGCTCGTTGAGCTTCTTGCCTGCTCATACCAGTTACACGAGCAAGTTTATCAAGTTCTTTAAGATATGACTGAGCACCTTCTGCTAGCTCTTGGTTAGACTTACCTTGCACATTACCTAATGCACGTTGTTGATCTAGATATGAAGTTAGATATTCAGCAGCCTCAGATGCAGTAAATCCTAACTTAGCTAAGTTTGCTCCTGTGCCGCTTCTATACGCTCTGCCCATAATGTCTGCAAAACGTTGAGCTCCTGTGCTAGCATCACCACCAAACGCTGCCAATTTGTCTGAATTTTGAGCTACAATTTTTGTAAAATCGCCCAGTGTCATGCCAGCTTGGATTGCTGCTGTCTTAGCAGACATAAGTCCGCTACCTAAATCTATACCAGCTCTGTTTAATTCCTGAAAAGCATTAATATTTTCTTCTAGTATTTGGTATACAGGTTGAAATACAGCTTCAATTGTTGCAACCAGTGTAGTTAAGGCTCCACCGATTAAAGGTATGTTACTTGTTATAGTTTTTGTTAAATTAAAAATACCTTGTGTAAATCCACTTAGACTGCTTTCTGAACTGTTTGACCAAGTTAATAATGATCCAAACGCCTGTGCTAATCCTAGAAGTGTATCTAATAAAGCTCCGCCTATAGCAGCAGCAAATTTTGTAAGACCTGTGACAGCTCCTATTGTAAATTTAGTTAGAGTACCTAGAGCCGAACCCAATAAACCAAAAGCCTTGCCAACCATACCCATACGATTAGTGAAAGCATTAGCAACCTGCTGAACATTATTGGTGCCACCGCCACCTTGACCTGTGCCACCGGTATTTGTCTGTCTAACACCTGGACCACGGCCGCAGCATTTTTCTAAAAGTTTGGTTTGGGCCTCTAATTGTTTGTAAATGTCATCTAGACTAGCCTTACTGCTGTATTCTAATCGTACATTTTCACTACCAATTGAGCCACTGAGCTTTTCTGCCATTTATTTTCCACCAAAAACTGCGTATATAAATATGTACACAATCCCTATTATGTTATTTATAGAAGGAATAACCAATGACTCCTGCACAATCAATTGCAAAAAATCCGTTAACTAAATTTTTCCGACAGCCTAAAATATATGTACGACTACCAAGCAACGGAGAAAACTACCCGCAAGGCACTTTAGAAATGACTGAATCAGGTGAATTACCTGTGTTTGCTATGACAGCTAAAGATGAACTAAGCATGAAAACACCAGATGCCTTAATTAATGGACAGGCTACTGTTGATGTAATACAGAGTTGCATGCCTAATATCAAAAATGCTTGGAAAATTCCCAGTATAGATATTGATGCTATCTTAGTTGCTATACGAATTGCTACCTATGGTGAAAAATTAACTATTACAACTAAGGTACCTAATATTGGAGAAGAACGAGATTTTGAAGTTGATCTACGTATCCTACTAGGAGAATTGTTACAGCATAGTTGGGAATCAAATTGCCCTATTACAGACGAAATTACTACAGTGCTACGTCCGTTAAACTATAAAGAGTTTACAGAAAACGCACTTAAAACATTTGAAGAACAACGTATACTAAACCTTGTAAATGATCAAACTATATCTGATGAAAAGAAATTAGAAGAATTTAATAAAAGTTTTAAGAGATTAACTGAACTTACTATAGGCATGGCCAGTACCAGTATCACGCAAGTTGTTACTCCGGACGGTGTGGTAGATAATGCTAAGTTTATTAAAGAATTTATTGAAAATGCCGATAAAGAATTTTTTACTAAAATAACATCTCATTTAGAAACTCAACGAACAAAATTTAATCTAAAACCTTTAAACATTATCAGCACAGAAGAAGACAAACAAGCAGGAGCACCCGAAAGTTGGGAAGTACCAATCACATTTGACCAATCAAATTTTTTCGCATAAGACTGCTCAACATGTCGTTTGACGAAATTATGAGGGAAGTTGACAGTCTAGATAAAGAGTTTTTATCCCTCAAGCAAGACCTAGCAAAAATATGTTGGTACATGCGAGGAAGTGTAACTTGGGATGAAAGCTACAGTCTTAGTCTAGAAGACAGAACAATAATAGCTGAAATAGTAAAAGAAAATTTAGAAACAACTAAAAAAACAGGAATGCCGTTTTTTTAATATAAACGTCCCCAACGACGATTTTCTGTCATACCCTTTGCCTGTCTTTGCTTAATAAGATCCTGTATACTAGGCTCTGCAGGTGCAGCAGCAGGAACTTGAGATCCTTTAATTTTACTTTGTAAGAATCCTGGTTTACCTTGATCACTTTGGGCACTAGCTGTAGGAGTTTTTGATGCAGGTGCAGCAGCAGGTTTTGCAGCAGGTGCTGCGGGTTTGGCAGCTACTCCAGGAGTTGCCTGTACAGTTGCCCCTGGCTTGGCACTAGCCCCAGGCGTAGTAACTGGTTTCATACTCATCGGTGTACCTTTACCGAAGCTTGGTACCGGTTTGGCAGCAGGTGCATTAGACATACTAGCTTGAGCTTGAGCTGCTCCTGCTGCCTGTTTAGCTGCAAGTGCAGCAGCTTGACTAGGGGGCAATCTAGGTTCTGCACGTTGTGAAGATGCATTAGGAACAGCCATTGTGCCTGTAGCAGGAGTAGGTCTTGCGGCAGCATCAGCTTTTGTTTGAGCTATTACGTCTTGTGTGCCCTGGACCATACCTTTGCCAAGATCAAAAGCACCCTTACCAATAGCAGCAGCACCTTTTACAAGGCCCTTACCTATACGTTGAGCAACACTAGGTTTAGCAGCAGTAGCAGTAGCATTTGCAGGAGTGCTTGCAGGTGTACCACCGGGAATAGATCCCCCTTGAGCAGTACCGGCAGCAGCACCACTTTGCTGTCCGCCAGATCCGGCACTACCACCGCCACCCATACCTGATATGCGTGATAATGCATTTTTTGTAGCATTTGCTACTTCATCTGCTACGTTATTAATCTCTTGTTGTGTGAATTCAACGATTTTCATGTCATTATGATCCTTAAAGGCATTATGCTTTATTTAGTAGATGAACTACGTTCATCTGTTCTTCGCTATCGCTCGAACTATTTTTGATCTGCGAAGCATTAAGTATTATCTAGATGTTATGGTCATAATTTGCCCGTAAAGGGCAAATAAAATGACAGCATTATCTGAGTATCACAGTCATCATGATAAAGAAGATTATTTGTTTACACAAATGCGGAGGCGGCAACCCTATAACCCCCTACTTCAGCTTTGCGATTAGTCGCGGAAGGCAGTTGTTCCCTATCAAGCAAAAACACTTACCTACGGGTTGTATCTGTTTCACAGAGCCCGATCTTTTGAAGCCTTACGTTAGTTTCTACCGTGCAACACCCAAGATCTGACAGCACAGCACAACCTGTACAATCTCAATGGAAGTCGAGCTACCTCGACCAAACGCCGTTGCTATAATGAAAGCCTTTTTACTTGATTGGAATTTAGATTGAAGAAAGTGTCCATGTCCATAATATACCAATGATTATGTTTAACACTTCCATAATTGATGTGCCTGACAGTCATAATGTCTTGATTAGTAGTTTCTACAGCGACAAATGTGCCTTTGCGATTGAATTTCATGAACAGAATATTGAAGTCGCCTTCGTTAGCTGCATCCATTAATTGGTCTAGCCAAGTTTCTAAAATTTTTACGTGTCCCTGAAATAGTTGATGAAATGGAAAATCTGCGTATGATTTGCATTCTGCATTGAAATGATTCCATGATGTTGGAGGAATAATGTCACCTTTAAATGCTTTTGCCTGTTCTTCTGTTAATTTTTGCTTACGTATGTAGTTCTTGCCACCAACAAAGGCTCCCGAATGTGGTACACGTTCAAAATTTTCATTATATTGATTAGTGAGATAGTTAGCTACTTCTCTCTCCCAGCTCTTTCCTTTGTTTTTGCTTTTTGAACTCATTTACTTTCCGATTATAGTCATCAATGGCATTGCTAGAAATGCCGGCTTTTGAACGGTCAACACGTTGAACTTGTACTTCTACCATGCGTATTTTTGCTAGATCTGCAATATATTTTAATTGTCTACGCAAACCCGATGCTTTGTGTTCTCTTAATTTCCTACCTAATGATTTATTATAAGAATCTAAGTACTCAATTACAGCATATACAAGCTCATCATGTAGACTACGCATTAGTCAACGATCTCCAAATCATTTGAATATGAAGTATAACCGTTCTCTTTAACTACTTTAAGCACGTTATTTACACGACCAATCAATTCATCTCTGTGAGAAATGAGATAAATGTTTTTCTTGCGTTCCCTAGCCATTTTCTTTAATACGCCTAAACTATTTTCAACACCAGATGCATCCATACCGGAGTCGATCATTTCGTCTATAAACAACAAATTAATATTTTGATATAGACTTTCCCATACATCTCTAAATGCAAAACTCAATCCTAATATTAGCCTGTTACGTTCGCCTCGTGATAAGTTATCAAAATCTAAGTCTTGGCCTAATTGTGTGATTTCAACGGTAAGATCATTTTGGAATAATACCTGATGTGGTAATCCTAGCCTATCAAGATAATAGGTTAATCTATTATTAAGATAAGCTAAGTTTTGATCAATAATTTTTTTACGTACAAAACTATCTTTGTTTGTTAATAATTTTAATAAAAATTCCTGATGTTCTAATAGTTTATTTGATTCATTGATAAGATCCCAAGTTATTTCTTGGATAGCAGTTTGTTCTAGTTCTTGAATCTGCTCAGTATAGGGATCTATTTCGTCTGCCTTTGTAATTAATGCATTTTCTAAGTTTAACAAGTTGTTTTGATGTGTAAGAGCAGCTTCAATGGTATCATAATAGGTCTTAGGACGACCATTTATGTCACCTATCGCTGTTAATTCATCATTGATAATTTTTAATTTGCCTATTAGTGATTCTAAATATACAGCTGATTCACTTAGATTTTTTTCAGCTGTCTTTTTCATTTCGGCATGAATATCATTATGAACTTGTTGAGTACACAAAGGACAGACATGATTGGCTAGCTGTTCAATTTCGGAGTTAAATTTCTTCCAAGTTTTTTCAGCTTGCGTAATAGCAGTTTCTAAAGTCGCACGTTCTTTACCTAAACTAGTAAGTTTTTTACTAAGTTCATCATAAACTTTTAGTTTAGCATGTTGTTCTAGTTCTTTTTCAATGTTAACACTTTGTAATTCGTTAATAGCATTAACAATTTTTTCAATTTCTTTTACCTTATTGCTGTTCCATGCAGCCTGTTTTAATTTAAGACTGTTAATTGTTTCTTGAATTCTTTCATTACTGTGTTTAACAGCATCAATTCTAGCTTTTTCTTCTGTTATTTGTTCTTTAGTGGCTTTGATCTGTTCTTTTAATGAATCAGCTTTTTCACTTAACAGGGTTATACCCAACAATTGTTCAATGACCAATCTTTGATCATTGGCACGCAAACTTAGGAACGGTTCGGTATAAGTGTTTAGTGCTACAATATGTTTGAACATGTCGTGGCTTATACCAAAGAGTTTTTCAATTTCACGTTGAGTTTCCCTACTATCACCTTGGCTTTCATCTTCTTCGTCTGAGTCTTGTGCTTCGCCATCTATATAAAATTTTAGCACATTACTTTTCCGCCCTCGTTCAATACGATAATCAGTACCATCTTTTTCAAAGTTAACTGTAACAAGCATATTTTTACCGTTAACTTTGTTAATAAGGTTATCTTTTTTAATATTTGTAAGGGCCTGACCGTAGATAGCATAGCTTAGAGCGTTAATGATGGTTGTTTTACCAGTGCCATTTCGGCTTCCAGAATCATCACCTCCTTGATCTAAATTCTCACCTAGTACTAGTGTGAGTTGCTCTTTGCAGAAATCTACGGCCTGGGTTTGGTTACCCACACTCATAAAATTTTTGACTGATAGGTCTTTGATTTTAATCATAGGTTATTATAAATGTTCAATAATAGATTTTTGTCATAGTTTGTGCTGTCAATGGATATAATTTGTGAACTAACAATTTGATCAACACTTTCAAACAATCCAATATTGATGTCTGAATTTACTTCAATTTCTTTCTTTTCCGGTATTAAAGTTAACTCCCTAACACCATAATCGTTAACAAACCGTTCTTTTATAAATTGTGCTTCTTCGTAGCTTATGTCAATATCTATTGTAACACGCAAATAGCTTTTTGTGTTACATATATTGTCTGAATTGTCTAATAAGTCGCTTAATTTGAGTGTCTTAAATTCTGGAGCTCCGGGCCATTTTAGATATTCTGGTTTGCCTCCATGTTCTAGTATCATCATACCCCGGTCATTATCCCATGCATCTGAATAATTATGTGGGAAACAGTTACCGATGTATACAATATTTTTACGTTGTTGTCTTTTATGGAAGTGTCCTGTAAACAAGTATTCATTGTTATGGAAGTGCCCATCATGGATTTCTCCAGTATCCGGCATCTGTACCATGGCATTCATGTAAAAATTAGGCAATTCAAAATGACCAAACACATATCTACTGTCATTACGTTCTACATTACGCCATTCGTTGCCCACTAACCACGGGTAAATTGTAACATCATCTATGCTTAGTGGCTTGTCTACTAGAGTAATGCCGGGAACATGTCGGCCAAATGCCGCACTATGGATATCGCGTTTATCTTTATAGTACAGATCATGATTGCCTGTGATAAAGAAAAATTGATTAAATGCTTTACCGAGCTTTTCTAGACATCTTAGACTGTAGTCTAGTGTTACAATGTTAATGCTATTGCGATTATGACTCCAGTCACCTAGAAAAATACCAGTATCGCAGTTGTTTTTCTTAGCTGTTTCAATAAACCAATCTACAAAATCTTCACAATCTTGATTGTGTTGTTGTGAGTTTGATTTAAGACCAAAGTGAATATCAGTTAGACATGCTACTTTTTTAAACATTAATAGTCCTCTGGGCTTTCTCTACGAACAGCAGATGCATATTCAGCATTACCAGTTCTAGTGTAGCTAGGATTCATTCCGTTCATTTCAAGTATGTCATCACGTATATTTTGATTACGTTTTTCTATGTTGATAACTCTTGTAAAACTGTTTGTAACTGCTGCTGTATAGTATGCAAATGGATTTTGACTCTTTGATTCATCAAATTGTAGACCAATTTGTGTTAGCTGTAAGATAGCTTGTCCACGCATTTCGTCATTATATGTGTATCCTCGAACGTTACCTCTAGTAGCATACCGTTCGCAGAGTTTAATAAACATCCGAGCAAGATTATTAGTGATCTGTCCTCTTTCTTTATCAAACTTCCCAGCAGTCAAATCTCCCTTCCAGTGACTCTTACCTACACAAACTAGGTTATTATTTTCGTCAAATTTCCAATGTTGGAATGGGGGAAAGTTAATCTTTTCTTTACTGTCCTGGATATTCTTAGGATTGCGTTTACGTCCAGGAGCATCTGGAATGTGATCATAGGTCATTACCCTAAAAATTACATCTTCTTTTGGGATTTTTTTGTAATCTACTTCACATTCGGCGAGTTTAACTTTTGAATCTAGTTTTTTACGCTGTTCATAGATTTCCTGCGTCATTCTTTTAGCTCTAATACGTTTACCCTCTGCGGTTGAACGTATGTTTATTTTATCAACTGATGACACAATAATGTCATATTGGTGATATTCGGGCTTAATATATGAGCAGTATGTATTTTTGCTTCTGTGTATTTCTTCTAAGAGGTCTTTGTTGTTTAGGTAGTTGACTTTTGTCATAGTTATATTAATTATCTAAGTATTATAAACT